CGCACGCTGGGCAAAGTCGCGTGGCCGTGGGCATCATCTCTTGGCAATCTGGGCATTGCTTTGCTGGCGCATCACCGTCGCCCCCTGCCCCCTGCCGCTTGGCTTTTACTTGGTCAATAAACCCGTGCCGCTGGACGTTCTGCCCATAGTCCAAAATCAGGCAATCGTCCTTTCCGTCGGACAGCCGCGTCCCGCGTCCCACCATCTGCACATAGAGGCCTGCCGACAGCGTGGCACGCACCAGTGCCACCAAATCAACATTCGGCGCGTCAAAGCCCGTCGTCAAAACATTGCAGTTCACAAGGCAGCGCACGTCGCCTCGCTTGAACCGCTCAATCTTTGACGCACGTTCCCTCGGCGGGTCTTCCCCCGTTACCACTTCGCAAGTGTGGCCGTGCTCGCGCACGCCGTCAGCCAACATCTGCGCGTGTTCAATACCAGACGCAAAGAGCAGCCAGCTTTTGCGGTCTGCCCCAACTGTCACGATTTCCTTGACGGTTGCCGCCACCAGTTCCGGGTCAGACGCAGCCATTGCCAAGTCGCGCTCAACAAACTCCCCGCCCCTCTTTTTGACGTTGGACAGGTCAATCTGCTTCAATCCGCCCTTGGATATGACAGGCGACAGATAGCCTTGGTCCATCAGCATTCCGATTGGAATGTCGTAGGCAATGCCGTCAAACAACGCACCGTCGCCCTGATGCAGCGTGCCGCTGTCCAAACGATATGGCGTGGCCGTCAGCCCCACCACCTTTACCTGCGGATTACACACCAGCAAATCAGCCAGAAACTTTCCATATCTGGTCTCGCTGTTCTTTGGCACCATGTGCGCTTCGTCGATAAGCACTAAATCAGGCGGCGGCACCATGTTGTAAGCCCATTGATAAATGCTCTGGATGCCCGCAAACGTGATGGGCTTGTCTAGCCGCTTCTGCCCGATGCTGGCGCTATAAAACCCAATGTCGGCGTCGGGATACATCCGCAGCAGCCCCTCGGCCCCTTGCGTCAGCAATTCTTTTACATGCGTCAGCACCAGAACCCGCGTGTCTGGAAATGACATGGCGTCCTGCACAATCTGCGCAATAATAGCCGTCTTGCCTGCCCCGGTCGGCGCGACAATCAACGGGTTATTGCCCCGCTGATCGGCCCAGTATTGATACAGCCCGTCAACGGCGGCGCGTTGGTAGTCTCGGAGTTGGAAGGTCACTTCATTCTCCCTTCAAACAATTCGCGGCTATTGTTGTGGTTGACGACAATCTCGCCTTCTTCATCGTTATATTCTACGCGGTCCGGCGATGCGTCACGCACCTCCCAGCCGCGTGGCATAATCTGGGGGATGTAAAGATGCTCATCGCACAGCCCGTCGGCCTTCCAGCCCTTCCCACACGACCATGTGCCGTTCCTTTCTGGCGTGACGTGGGCGCAGGTCCGGCAGCTTGGCTCTGGTATCTTGCAGCCCCAGCAAACCGCCCAATAAGGACAAAACTTGCAGGCAAATGATGATGCGTCCGATGCAATCCGCTCCGGCGGCGTGTCAGAAAACACAATGCTTTCAGCCTTGGCCACCAGCTTTAAAGACTGCGCCGCGTCATACTTGATGCGCTCGCCGTAAATGGCGTCGGTCTCTTTGCACACGGCAAAGAAATAGCATCGTGTCAGACCCGCCAGATGCATCCCAATTTGGCATTGCGCCCAATAGATTGGCTTCACTTCTTCCAGCCCTTTGTTTGTCAGGGTTCGAAACGTCTTGGTGTTCATCGTTTTGAACTCCAGCGTATGCGGTTCTTTGCTTTCCGCAAATCCCTCGCCAACACCATCTAGGCTCAACGCGAAATGCCCGCCGCATGCCTCGAACCTAATCTGCTTGCCTGTATCTGGGTCTTTGTCCCAAATCTTGACGCCAATGTCGCGCAGGTTGCGCACAATGCGGTCTTCTTCGCGGTCGCCAGTCTCAAACAACCGCAGCATCCGGCCCTCGAACTTTGGCGTCCAAGCCCAGCGGAATTGATACCAAAGCGCACGAGCGCAATCGTTGCCAATCTGCGAACCGCCCAAGTGTGGCCGATGCTCGTTCTTTCGCTTGGCTTTGTAGTGATCAAAAATGCGCTTGATGGTTTCGGGTGTAGTGTGGGTTTCTAGTTTCATTGGCTTAAAATCTCCATAAGGTCAGACAATATGATTTCTGCCGACCAACCTTTTTTTGATGAAACAAAATCAAGCAATGCTTCGCGCTCGTTTTTCGCTATTGAATGAGAAAAATTGTGCCTTCTGACTTTTGATCTTTTTAGGTCCAGCGGATCAATTCCATTCTTAGACCTGTTTCGTTCAATCATTGCCTTCGAACGAGCATCTTTTAAAGATATATCAGGCCATCCACCTAAGCCCATTTCACGCCGCTTTCCAAAAACGGTAACGCGCAGCACCCATTGCGCCCCGCCGGTGTCACGCTTCACAAGCCAAAGCCCCGCCCCGTCGCAGTGCTTGCCTATTGGAAGTTTATTTATATCTGTCTCTTTCAAAATGTTACTTTTCATCGCGTCTCTCCGTTCATCCAGTGACACGGCCCCGCAAGGCCGTGCTTCTAAATCAACGCTTCCAAGGCGGCGTAGATGACGCCGCAGCCGCAGGAGCGGACGTTGTAGCGCCACCACCGCTGTTGGGGTCTGCGTACTCTTTGATGTCATTTGAAGGCCCGTAAGCGCCGTCTGCTGGCTTCACCGCAACCTTCACCATGAAAGGCTTGTCGTGCAGGTCAGAACTATCGCGCGGCGTCATCACACCAACCGCCCGGCAAATACCCGACAAGGTGCGTTGGGCAATCTCTACCGCAGTGCTGTTCGGGTTGTTCAGGTTCAGCCGTTCAATCAGCTTGCGCCCCTGATGCTCGCCCTCAATGATTTCAGCCGTCAGCATCAAGAAACTGCCCGTCTGCGCCTTTGTCGGCTTTTCCTCGGAGGCCGTGAAAACCGCTTTATACCAGCCCGCAGGCAGTGGTGTATATTCGGCTGTCGGCTCAACATCAGCCGCGTTAAATCCATTCAGTTCCATTGTGAAAACTCCTTGTTCACTTTGCTACAAATTGCTCGAAAGGGTTGCCGCCGTCGAAAGTAAACGCCAATGGCGCATCAATCGCAAAACGGTTCTTGGTGACGCTGGCCGCCTGTGGGTGGCAGATGATTTCCCGCGCCCCGGTGCTAATTGCCCGCTTCTTATCGCCGTCGCCCCGCGTATGGGTGACAAGCCTAATCATGCAGACAGCATCCACGTTGTCGGTGTAATGAGAAATCGACTTCTTGTGCAGGCGCACCGAATAGCGGTTGTAACTATCCATGTCCGGCAAATCCATCGTCTCGGTGTCCGCATGGCCAATGAACACGATGTTCATGTTCTTCTCATACGCCAGTGAGCCTGCCCAATCGCGCACCTGCCGGTGCATCTCGGACGCCGTGCCGTAGCCCGCACCGTATCCGCCACCGGCTTGGTTGATGCTTTTGGCCTTTGGGTCTGCCGCGACAATCTCGCTTTCAATCATCGTTGCAAGCTGCGTGATGCTGTCCAAAACCAGCGTCTTGTGGTCATGCTCTTGCGTGGCCAAGGCCTCAATCGCGTCCAGCACATCCTGCACCGTGTTGGCCACCGGAAACATCGACACATTCTCATTGCCTTGCAGCGATGCTGTGCCGTCCTCGGTACGAATAAAGACAGGCTTGGGAAACATCGCTGCCAGCGTTGTTTTGCCCATGCCGCCCTCGCCAAAGAGCGTCATAATGACAGGTCTTTGGCCCGTCGGCTTGCTTAGTTGTGATAGATCAATAGCCATTGTTGTTCTCCAAATAATCGCGTTCCTGTTCAGCCAACTTGATTGCGACACCGAGTGCGCCGACAATCGCAACTGCCTCTTCAACCGTGAAATGTTCCAAATCTGGTTGAGACTTTCCAACGCATGTCGTCGCAATCGCAACGGAACCTCGGCCCTCGCCAACTTGGATCATAAAGTCTTGGCCGTCTTCGGCTTGTATTTTGATAATCATACCAACTTCTCCACTTTCACACCGACCTTGCCGGGTTTGGTTGTAAATGCATCAGCAATGGTTGCCCAAAGCGTCGGTTCATTGTCTGCAAGATACTTCATGCCCTTTGCGTCGGCTTTCGGCACCATTGAAACAGGGTGCATGTTTTCAGGCAGTCGGCTTTTCACCATATCCCAAGCGTTCACATCAACCGACCGCGTAATGGGCTGGTTCAGTGTGACCTTGTAGTTTTCGGTTTTGTGGGTAATGGCCCCTTCGTCCTTGGCTTCAAATGCCGCGACGATTTCAGCCTCAATCTTGATACGGTTGCGGTTTGCAGTCGTTTCAATTTTCTTTTGCTCCAGCCAATCGGCCAGCAGTTGATCGGTATTGCTCATACCATTCTCCTTTTCAACTTCTTCAACACCATTGACGTTACCCCCGCATTTTGGCATGGTCAACAAGAAATTTCACATTGGGGAAAATAATATGAAACCGCTCAAAAATATCGCCGCCCGACTTCACGGCATGAACCTTGCCTACGTCATGAAACAGACAGGATTAACCTACCCGACCCTGCGTCGTATTCAGCAGGGCCGAGAAAACATCCACGTCGGCACTTGGAAGGCATTGTCAGACTTCTTTGAGCGTGAAGATCAGCTTTGAATACCTCGATGGATAATGGATGGGCGGCCCTTGCCGCTCTCCGGCTTTACCACCAGCCGTTCAATCTCATAATCCTCGACCACCATTGCTAACAAACCGTCGCGCTCGTGCTTCTTGAGGTTGCCAAGGCGCGGCACTTTCTTGAGCAGTTCGGCCATCTTCAACCCTGCGCTCCCCGACTTCACAATCGCGTCAGCCACCAGCTTGCGCAGGCCGTCTGTATCGCCTTCGGAGAGGTTCACATCCATGATGCCAAGCGTTTGTGTCAGGTAGAACTCAACGTAATCAATCGCCCATTGCGCTGCCGTTTCTGTGATTTCAGCATCGCCCAGCGACACCGCCACAATCAGGCTCAGGCGCATGGCAATCTCGCGGCTGCGGTTCATCATATCCGCAATCATTGGTGACGATGCGTTCTGCCTGTCAACAAGGGTTTGCTCATAGGCATTAAACAACCGCCGCGCTGCCCCATTGAATGCCACAAGCACCGGCTCAGGTGGAAACTCCGCGCCATTGTCTTGCAGATTGCCGCCCTTGCCCTCAGCAACCGACACGGCCTTAATCCAGCCCACCACCGAGCCAGGCACATCAATGTTTTCTGGAACCCGCGATAATTCCCGTGGCCGCTTGCTTTCAACAATCAGCAGCCGGTTCAGGAAACCGCTTGCCACGTCCTTAGCGCCGATTGCCTCGTAAAATGTTTCTGGCGTCGTCATGCCGATGATAGTCAGCGACGGGGACTTCACCTCGACTTGCAGGGCTTTCTTCTGACTTTCCGTCGCCATCATGGTGGAATAGCCGACATTGCGTAATGTTTTGATCTGCCGCCCCCATGCCTCCATCAGCATCGTCAGCGCGTCTTTCTTGTGCTGGTTTCCCTTTGCACTGGCCGATGCCAGCATCGAGCCAAACTCATCAATGACAGCAATGTGGGCAGGCTGGTCGTTCAGCGTGGAAAGAACCCCGCTCGATGATGTGTAGCCGCTCGGCCCCCGCAAGTGCATGGCCCCTGCCGCTTCAAGCGCATCCTCAACCACCGTGTTGGCGTGTTCCTTGCCTGAGCCTGTCTTGCCCACATTGAGAAAGTAGAGGCTCGTCATGTTGCGGTTGTCAGTGATAAACCGACGTCCCATTGACACCGAGCCGAGCGCCAACGCTGTTTGAACATCAAATTGCGGCTGTAGCTTGATTGCGGTCTTTCCGCTGTAGGCCACAAGGTCGCCCAAAACACCCGGCACTGTCAAAAGGTGAGGCGGTATGTCCGCCACCACTTCCTTGCGCCCCATGATGCTCTTTGCCACCTCAGCGCCGTGCTGCATCATTGCCCTATCTTCTTCCGACGGGCCTTGCGGCAGTGATTTTATCTGGAGCAGTTCAGCCGCTGCCTTCACCGCGTTCGATACGTTGCCAAGGTGCTGATACTGGCAGAACACCTCAAAAGCGTCGAAAGCGTGTGCCGCATCAAACGGATCGGACGCGTGGTGGCTGTAGGCTTTCCCATCGTCAAAGATAATTACGCCGGGGATTTTGGATGTGGACGCCGGTGACAGCCAGCGATTACCGAACTGTTTATATCCAGCCTCCGTCAAAGCCTGCGCCATTGGCGTGGCATCATTGTACGTATCAATCACGGACGTTTCTGTGCTTTCAATCCGCCTTTTCTTTGGTGGTGGCCGAAACTCCTCCGCCCGCTTCCAAGGGCATAGGTCTGCCATTTGTGGCCGAAACCTGTCCCACTCATTCCAGATGGTCAAAAGCTGTGCCGGTATCGGGCCAATCTGGTCGAACGGGACGCCTGCCCATTGATACGGATTGCCCGTGTCGGGATGGATGGAAGGTGGCAGCACGTCCTGTACCGAGCCTGCCCGCATCTCAAACACCACCTCGCGCAATCGCGGGTCGTTCGGGGTTGGCCAGCTTATCTTGCGCGTGCTTAGGTTCTCGCCCTCTGGCGCCAAGAACAGAACCTTACCCCGCTCAGGCCGTCCGACAATGCGAGGTGCCGTCGCAAGGATGTGGTCAAGGTCAATGTTCAGCGCCTCGAAAATGGTGCGCGTATTTTCCATGTGGTCAATGTCGAGCGCCACCGTGCGGCTCATCGAGTGCAGCAGCCCGACGTTGTGCGTAGGGTTGGACGCCCAGAAGTCCGGCGGCGTGGGCTTGGTTTGCCATGAAAATGTCTGTGGTGCCTTGCTGCCCGCAGGTATGGCAACCAGCTTCCAGCCCAGTGCATCATAAGCATTGGCATGTTCGTGGGTGCTATTCATTGGGTGATTCCTATGGTTCCGGGGTTTCTAAAGATTGGTTTGCCAAAGGGGTTTTTCTTGGCCCATTCATTCCAACTTTGAATTATTGTGTGAAGAGATGTGCTGTTGCATGGCTCAAAGGGCATGACTTCCCCCAGTGAAACAAATGCCACGTTAAAAACCTCCATTGTTTCAGCGTCACCGTGAATAATCAAAGCCTGAAACCTCATGTCCATCTTTGTCATTCTCTCAAAGAAAATCCTTTGTCCCGTTGGCACATTCCCGCTATGCGATTTCCACTCAAGAAATAGAAAATTGCCAGCCACCTCGACGGCTGCATCAACGTCAGACATTGATATTTTTCCATCAAAGCAGTCGTAAAAAGACTCAAAGTTTAACCTGTGCTTTGTGTTGTAGCACCCTGATTTCTGACAATTATAGCGCATTGGGTTGAAACTATCACCCGACATTTCGCACCACCAATCCAAGCGATGAAAACTCCGCTGCAAATCTGTCCGCATTCGGTCCTGAATATATGATTGCCTGTCCTTGTAGCGGTGAATTACCTGGCTCACCGTTGGGGGTCAGATAGCGAATGCGACTGCGCGGGAAGCAAATCGCGCTGCAAACGCTTGCCATGCGCTGGAACCAGACAGTTTCAGTGGCGTTGTTGACAAGCACAACCGACTCAGAGCCGCGCTCAACCTCTTGAGCCATCTTTTCGGCAAACTGCCCCATTAGCGGCTGGGCATAGGGCGGGTTCATCCAAATGCGGCCAATAGGCCACGGCTGGGCCAGCCCGTCATCCTGCGCCGTGAAGTAAGTCGATGCTTGCACTGTGCGGTTTGCCACCTCAGACGTTGCGGGGTCCAAGTCAATCCCGCCCATTGCCGCACGCGCAGCCTCAATGTAAAGCGCAGGCGTGTACCATTCGTTTTCGCCGCTGTTGTTTGAGACGTGAACGTTCTTTTCTTCCTTGCCAGATTGCAGCTTTATCAGCTTCTTTTGCGCCGTTCCCGCAGCCCTGTCAGACTTCTTGGCTGATATTGATGCAGCTTGCGCTGTGGCCTCATTGAATGACGCACGTTCGTCGGCCTCTCGTGCCGCTTGCGCGGCCTTCTCACGCGCTTCAATGGCAATGCGGTGCCGTTCCTGTGCCGCCAGCCTTTCGGCCTCATCCTTGGCCTCCCGCGCCGCTCTGTGCGCCCTTTCTTCAGCGGCGGCTTGTGCGGCAGCTTCGGCCTTTCGTTCATGTGCAATGCGTCGGGCTTCGTCGGCTGCGGCCTTTTCTTTTTCTGCTTGGGCGCGTTCAGCGTCGGCCTTTTCACGCGCTATCCGCGCAGCGTTTTCGGCGTTCATCTCCCCCCACTTTGCATGGATGCCGCGCACGGTGCGGGCGTTTCCTGCGTCTTTTGCCGTTTCAAAGTCATCGGGGTTTGCGGCTGCCCACATCGCGGCGATTTGGTCTTCGGGCCGAACCGCTTTACCAAGTTGGTAAAGCACGTTCGCGGTAATCCACTGCCCAAACTCTCGGTCACCGTCGTGAAGCGCCCTCCCCTCATTGAGGGCTGCGCCGTAAATCAGCCACCCTTCAATCGTTTTGCCTTCACCTTGCTCAACCAGCACCATTCCGCGCTTTGCATCATCCGCCAAAAGCCCAAGGCGCGATGTGCGTTCGTTGTGTCCCATTTCAGTCGTCATGTAGATTTTCCTTTATCAACAAAAAAGCGCATAGGCCGAAGCCTTGCGCGGGAGGTTTACGGGTGATATTGGATGTTCCATTGGAACCGCTCCTCCCTTTAAGGTTTCAATCGTGCCCCAGACTGTTAGCGCAGTGCTGGGGCTTTTTCGTGGTCCCTTGGTAAGCGACTAAAATCCAAACGTCAACGTCGAAGCAAGTCACGAGTTTAGTCGGGCCTCGACGAAAGCCTAAAATTGGCACGAAAGAAGTATTCTTTCGTTTTGGGTTACGAATTTTATCAAAGCCAATGAAACAAGGGTGACTGTAGTAGTAGTAGTATATATAGGGGATATTATTATTATATTAGTATACACCCACCCGCGAGAGACAGACAGTCCCTTAGGGTACCT